CGATTCGCCGTACGTCTACGTCAACGGCAAGAAAGAGCTCAAGAACGGCGAGGGGATGATCAAGGAGAGCACTACCACAGGAGGAGCATCATGTTTCTTAAAATAGCCAGACTCATCAACGTGGAAGACGTCGAGGCGGCTGCCCTGCAGCCGCTGGACGCCGCGAAGGTCGATGCCGCAATACGCGAGCTCGAGGATCGTAACTTCGTCATGCGGCACCCGTGGCTGACCGGGATTCCTACCTTCGGAATAGCGCCGCTCCTGGTCAAGGAGCGCAAGCTCCAGCAACTGGCACATAAGTTCCTGAGGGAGGATCCCAAGGCATATGCCACTTTCCGGGAAGCCCTCGCCATGGAGCGAGCGCACGAACAGGCAATGGCACGGGCTAATTCCCTGCCTAATGCATTGGGCGCCCTGGGCCTCGGAGCCATGGGCACGGCAGCGGTAGCGAAGAGTTAGACAGCACGCCGGGGCTTGTACGCAGGGTACAGGCCCCGGCACCAGTCAGCGAACAGAAAGGAGAGCGAAATGTTCGGGAAGAAGCTGGTAGACTCCAAGAAGTACGAAGCCATGCTGGAAGACTCCAAGAAGTACGAAGCTATGGTGGAGAAGGCAGCGCGTCTCGAGAAGCGGATAGATAGTATGCGCTGCGAAAATTTCCGGACCAAGGATAATCTCGAGGCCGCCAAGAGCGCCAATCCGTACTCTACACACTGGGCCCCCGCCGACAAGTCCAAGATGATTAACGCCGTCATCGGATCGTTCGAGTGGCATGCCTACAAGGTGGCTGAGTTCATGAAGGCCCGCCGCGGCAAGATCGAAAAGATCTCGCGGGAGGCCGGCTATCCGGTGTCAGCCATCTGCATGATGCTGATGGATGAAAGCAGGATGAGGATCCCTAGTCCACACAAGGACGTGGTGGATATGGGCCTGAACTTGTGTCCTGACTTCGAAGCTACTTGGGAACACCACATGGATTTCTACCTGGACTGGCTGGTCTTCGTCGATAAGACGGCCAGAATCGGCTTCCCCGAGCCCCGCGTCCCCGGAGACGTCCTCCCCAAGCGGAAGCTGGCTGATTCCAACAAGGAACGCCTGGATGTGAAAGACATCGACGAGATGATCGCCCCAGACCCCGTGCTGGAGAAGAAGATCGAACTCGTACAAGCGATACTCAACGCCGGCGAAGCAGCTGCAAAGATCTGCCGCGACGACAAGCTGAAGGGATGGCTCACCGACGCCCTCAGCGACCTCCGGCTTAGCGATCTGGCCAAGATGTCGACGGCAGATCTAATCAAGATAATAGGGCGACCCCTGTTGTTGGCGGGGTATGTCGAAGAGAATCCGATACCACCGTTGAATCTGGTGGATGATATCCTCAGAGAGGCAAGAGCCACCGAGGACGCTTGCGCGGCAGGGTTGGCCGAAGGTGAGAAGGCAGCAGCATCGACGCCACCGGAGTATTCGGCGGAAGATATCATCAGAGAGGCGAGAGCCATCGCGAACGCTTTCGCGGCAGGGTGGGCCGAAGGTGAGAAGGCGGCAGCATCGAAGCCTCCGAAGGCCGGCCCCGCTCATGCAGGCCCCGCTCATGCAGGCCCGGCGGCCGGCGCCGCGAAGGCCGCAGGAAGCGATCAGCCCGCAGCCTCCGAACCCACCACCACCGCCGACGACTATGACGAGCTTATCGACGTGGAAGAGCTGCATGAGGCAAAGTCTAAGCTCCTGACTATGGTGATGAAGGAATACGGCCCCATAATTTACCCTACTCTCGTCGATTACTTTGGAGTGAATGGCCTGTATAGCATGTTCTCTGACGTCTACGACAAAACCGTGAACGAGATCATCGCCAACTCAGGCGGCAATAAGGTGTCGGCTATTCAGGCCGCTGATACCATAACCAGGGCCATCGATGACCTGCTGCAAAACCTCCTGGATGACGCTGCCTTGGTGAGAGCGACCATAGGCGATGTCGCGGAATTGCTAAGCGATCCGGAGGATTAATGCCGTCGACGCTGGATGGACTGATTCACTCAGCACTGACTAAAACCTGGGGGCCGGTCAGCCAATCCGAGCTGACCGGCCAGCTCGAGCTGGCTGAGAATGCCGTGCGTGAATACGCCAGAAGCCTGGCTCAGACCAGCACGGGCGATCCCGCCGCCATTCAGGATAGCATCGCTACCTTCAGGGCCTCCAAGTATTCCGAGGCCATCACGAACCATATAACCGAACGTATCGCCGTGGAAGCTGCCGAGATATCCGACGCAATCCTCGCCTACCTTCGGCAGCATAGCACGGCTCAATACGTACCTGGATCGCTGGTGGCGACTCCGTCAGGCGTGGTGGCTCCATCTCCAGCCGGCCTGCCTGTGTCCAGCATCCAGTATACTTAGGGAAGATGGAGAACGTGCTGGGTTGTCAAAACGGTTCGAGGCCGTAGGAAATAGATGGGCTGAAGAGCCCGCTGGAGGATAGAAATGCTGCTTAAGTTCGGTTCTCTCGACCTCGGCAAGGACCATACAACCTGGTACGGCAAAATACAGAGCTACTTCGAGGCAAGCCATTCACCCGTCATCAAGGCCGGCGGGAAGCCCCACATTCAGTTTACCTACAAGGATCTGGCGAAGGGCATGGCCGTGGGCAGCATCACAGTCGCCGTCCACGGCCATATCCTGGTCTTCCCCGTCGTCATCAGAGGCGGGCAGCTTGAAGACTTCGACGTCTACTACGATCAGGCGGATCGCAGGTGGAAGTACAGCAGTGAGGAGAATCTCGACTCGGCGGTGAATGGCTACTCGCCAATGGTAGGCCTCTCCAACAGGAAGCGGCCCGATCAGCAGGAGCCCTTCGACAGAGATCCCGGCACGGAGCACACGATGATCGTCACCGCCAGCCGTGAAGAGCTTCGCAAGATGGCTGCCGTGCTTGACGCTCAGCCTGATCTGTACCTCTCCGCTCCGGAGCCGTTCATAACCGGGTTGCACAACTTCCTCTCCGAAGCCGACTATCAGCATCGCCTGCCGGAGAAGACTGCCGCCTACAACCAGAAGCATCGCTCGACGGAAGACCTGTTCAAGCACTGGGACGTTGCCGAGATCCGCAAGATCGATCTCAACAAGTATGCCGTGAAGATGGCGGCGCTTGGCGTCAACGAATCTGTCAGCCTGGAGATGCCAGCCGAAGGCGTGCGTGCGCTGTCGTACAGCTTCAGGAAGCGTGCTGAGAAGGTACTCGACGACCTGGATCGCACCAACGGCCTCGTCATTACCCGCGACGTGAGCGCTCCCGCCCATATCTTCAACGATTACGTCGATGCCACGCCTATGAATCAGACCGACGTGATCGGCTCGGCCGGCACGTACGACGTGGTCGACAGCAATGGCCGGCGCAAGACGGGCAACGTCTACCCCGTCATCAACTGGGACGGTGCTCGCTCCGGCACGTGGCTCTGGCTCGATCCGTTCGAATACGCCTGCCAGACACAGATCGCCGGTGAGAGAAGCGGCTCCAACATCATCCCGCCGCGTGGCTCCCTGGCACCGGGGCGCAAGGGTGTATTCATCGAGGATCGCGGCGGCGATCTCTGGTGTACGCCACCTGTGGTCATCAAGAGCATTAGCACGGTGGGCGAAGGCACACGAATTCTGGCGGAGGATCTGCAGTCGGCACCCAGCACGATCAACCTGGTGCTGACGGGCTCGTATCGCCATCCCGCTCCATTCATAGCCGACGTCGCCCCCGAACTCTACCGCCCGGAGGCACGCAACGTCTTCCTCCCCGCCGGCATGGCATTCGTCGAGGTGGGCAAGCTGATCGAACTCATGAAGTCGGTGGATGGAGTGGCCAAGGTGGCTTCAGCCCTACGCGAGCCCTGCACCAAGGGCGTGCGCTTCGAGGTGGAGAAGACAGCCGCCCGCTTCAAGCCGTACAGGATCTACGACAGGTCGAACCACGTCTACAAGTACGCCATGTTCGAGCCGGAGAAGAAGGCCCCCAGCGGCTCGCCTATCCTGTCAGGAAGCTATGCTGTGGCTGACCTCGTAGGGATGGACTTCATCTTCAAGACCGCCAACATGGAGATCGACCTCCGCAAGATGGAGGGGATGCGGCCGGGCGAACACGCTACGGTGTGCGGCGCCGGGCTCGACAAGAAAGCCATGGCCCTCACGGAAGCCGGGCGTGAGAGAGTCAATCCGCGTCAGTACGCCGCCGGCAACGAGCAGTATCCGATCGACGATCTGGCCCACGCACGATACTCACTCGCCAAGGTGGCTCAGTTCGGCAGCCCGGAGGAGCAGATCCGCATCAGGGGCGAAGTGATGCAGAAGTACCACGTACTGCAGCAGGAGTACAAGCAGGCTTCGGTGCTGCTGGAGAAGCTGCCGGGCTGGGAAGGCACCCTGAAGCTGGCCAGAGCTTACGCCGAAGCTGAGCCGATGGCTTACAAGCTGAAGGATATCCTCCAGGAAGCCGACTGGCCGATAGTGAAGACGGCTTCGGAGTGGGATACCGACGACAGCCTCAACAGCATCTTCAAGCTGAATCTCGTCACGCCTGACAACGTGGCGTACTTCTCAGACCTCGTCCCGGCATTCGACGCCGTGGAGGAGGCGCTGGTGAAGCTGCTGCTGGTAGCCCGGCTGACCCCCGTAGGGGTTGAGGAAGAGCTCATCCGCGATACACTCGAAGGCGTATCCACCATCAAGAGCAAGTTCCGTGGGATGAAGCCCATGGTAACGCCGTAAGGAGGGGAGCCATGTTTCTGAGCATAATCGGCTTGGGGGAAGGACAGGAGAAGACCGCCCTCTTCAAAAAGGACCATGCCAGGAGATTTGCTGAATGGGGCAACTCCGCCGAGCAGCTCAAGTTCCTCAATAATTACGTTGATGAAGGGGCTAAAAAGGCAATGAAGGAGAAGTGGACTGGGAATCAGGGCGACATTCCCAAACCCTTGAACCAGGAACTGTTCGTCAATGGAGTAAGGGAGCTGGCCAGACGATACATGGCCGAAAACAAGATTGGCCGCGACAAGCTTACAAACATATTCACCAGCCCCTACGAGGAAAACCCTGACTGGATTTACTCCCCTGCCTGGGACGAGACGCTGGATAAGACGGCAGGGTTGAGGATTCTGAGAGCGATCGCGAGGTTATAGCACGCTGCAGCTACCTCTATTGCTGTGAAGCGGCTATATGTAAGCGAATGTAGCCCGGGCTGGTCCGGGGTAAAGAGGGAGATATGCCAAGGAGCAGGGTTGAGGCTGAGCCTCGAGCCGATTTACAGGTCCCATACCTGAAAGCTCTACGGGCGTACGCCTACTCAGGAAAGACTTACGAAACGGCCATGGAGTATCTCGACAGGATGCACATGGCCGTTCCACCCGATGACGTGAAGATCTACCGCGCCATGTATAGCAGATGGCAGGTAGAAGCCCGTCGGAGCAACCGCTATTATCGATTCACCTCCGCTCAGGCCAGGAAGCACAACATCGACCCCATCTACACCTACGTAATCGAACGCGACGATCCACGCAGCCATGGGGCGCAGCAGATGAACGAGCTGCTTGGCTCGATCAACAACGTCAACCTGCGTCGTGCGGTGGATATCCTGCTCTACCTGGGCGATACTCCGGAGACGATTGCCGCAACGCTTACCACACACAACTTCCTCCCGCGTATCGACGTCGACCTGATCGAGCTGTACTGGGAGTTCTTCTGGGACGTCCAGAGCATGAATCACGAGTCATGGAAGCGCTACGTGGGGTGGATGAAGCCTGGCGACGAGATGCGGTATCACGTACGCAGCCTGGGCACCAAGACCCACGCCATGCTCAGGCAGGATGCCTACCTGGGCGGAGCCGGCTTCCAGCCTGAACGTGCTTCGCTGAAGCAGATGGCTCTGCTCGACGCCATGTTCGAGGAGGAAAGCGCCAAGCGATTCGAGCCTGGAGCGTCGGTGGACATCAACACCCTGTGCCAGCTCTCCAGAACGTTTCTGGCTCACAAGACGAGGTTCAACGCCGAGGAAGCACTGGATGCCGAAGCGAAAGGCGACTCCGACGTGCCCAAGCGCTTCCGCGTGATCCTCTCCGAACGCGAGCGTCAGGCTGAGAACGTCAGCCACGAAGATCTGGGCATAACCGGGTTGCCTATTGCCCTGCAAGACCTTGACGGAGAGTTTGGCGATCCGTATCAAACCAGCATGTTAAGAGAGTCAGGTCAGGAGGAGACGTGATAGCGGCCCCGCAGGCTGCGGCCAGGGCCGCCAAGGCGTCTGAGTGTGTCTACGTCAGCCCTTCGGATTACGCAGAGGGCTGGTTCCACCTCAATCAAACCACGCCTTACTCACTCGACAAGATGCCCTACATGCGGCCGATCTTCAACTGCGGTGCCAGGAAGATCGTCTTGAAATGCGGCCGTCAGGTAGGGAAGAGCGTATTCCTGCTCTGCACCGATCTCACCTACACGTCTAACTACCCCGGCTTCTCCGTACTCTACGGCGTGCCTGACGAGACCAAGCTACGCACTTTCTCCGGACAGAAGATGCACACCATGATCCAAGCTTCGCGTGAATGGCGCAAGAAGTACATGACCGGGCCCGACGTCTTGAACAACGTCTTCGAGAAACGCCTCAGCAACGGCTCCAACATATACATGAGAAACGCCGCCAATGTCGGGAACTTCCGTGCACCTTCCGCCGACAAGCTCGATCTCGACGAAGTGCAGGACATGCAGTCGGACGTACTCGAGATCGCCGAACACACACTCTTCGCCTCGCCATTCAAGATCGAGATGTTCTCCGGCACGCCCGGCTCCTTCCAGACTCCCCTTGAGGGCTACTGGCGTGAGAGCACGCAGAACGAATGGCTCATCCCGTGCCATTCCTGCAACAGGACGACCAAGGCGGGCCCGGAAGTGTTCACCACCTATTTCTGGAATTGCATCGGGATCAGCAATATCTCGCCCTCAGGCCTGATCTGCTCACGATGCGGCAAGCCCATCCACGTTCTCGACGGGCGCTGGGTGGCGTTCAATCACGGCCCTAACATGGAGGGATTCAGGGTGCCACAGCCGATCAGCCCGTTTGCGAATTTCGAGGATATCTGGGATCAGGTCAACAAGCGCCCTACCGGCACCGTCCACAACGAAGTGCTTGGCCTGTCATACGACTCCGCCGACAGATACTTCACCATCTCCGAACTCCAGGCGGCGTGTGGAGAATACCGCATCGTGACCAAGCTGTCCGAAGCCGAACCCCGAATGCAGTCGCTCATCAAGAGCCGCCAGTGTGTCGCCGGGATCGACTGGGGCTTGAACCGCGAAGGCGGCGGCGATACCGTGCTGGCGATCTTCCTGCTGGTAGAGCCTACCGATTCGCGGCTAGTGTACGCCATCAAGATGCCCAAGTACATGGAGTGGAACGATCAGGTGCAGTTCATGGTGGAGCGCCTGAGAGAGTTCGGCGTACGCCTGGTATGCGCCGACTGGGGCGCCAGCGGCAATCGAAACGTCGACATCGCTCGTGCGATGGGCGCCAAGAGGATCATCCAGATAGAGTACGTCAACTCCGGCGCCGTGATCGAGAAGTACGAAGGCGAGCTATCGCTGCTCAGGATCAACCGTACTCAGGCTCTGTCCACCTTCAAGTCGGAAGTGGTAGGTCAGAAGAACATCACTTTCCCCGTGTGGGAAGACTTCGGGCCATACGCTGAAGATATCCTGGTGGAAGGGGTGGAGCTGACTTCGACAGGCAAGCTGAAGTACGACCATCCCAAGGGCACGCAGGACGACTTTCTGCATGCAGCCGTGTATGCCGACATCGCTCGCAAGATCGTAACCGGCCTGCCCCTCACGGATATCGTGGCGAGGATGGATCGAGAAGGCCAGGCCTGGTACGTGCCACAGCAGCAGGTATGAGCCGCTGCAGCAGACCGGATGGGCGGGTGGTGGGCTGTGAGAGGCTGGCCACCCGCTCTTGTTGACCATCCCACGAGGCCTGATGCATAGTATGGCGTCAGCGAATAGAAAGGTGGCTAAAATGTCAGCGCCAAAGAGCTCCCGGTACGCGAAGCTTTTCTCCTCAAATCAGCCCCCCTCTTCCAACCCCCTCCCTGAAGGTCTTTCTGAAACCCCACCCGTCCCCGAAGACCCCTATGCCGACACCCCGCTCAACGAGCTGCCCTTCCCCGTATGCGGCATGTGCAGATATCGCACCGCGCTTCAGGGTATCTGCATGGCGCTGCCGCCTCAGATCGTCCCACGCCTCATCGTCCCCGCACCAGTCAAGGTAGTCCGCCCGGGCTCGATGCCCCCCATGTCCGTCCACGTCAGTCCCATGCGTGTCGTAGTCCAGGAACGCGAAGCTGGATGCGGCCTCTTCGACCGGCTGGCGGATCAGGAATACCAGGAGCGGGAAGAGTACAAGGCCAAGGCCATGGCGGCGCTAGAAGGGCTGGAGGAGGCCGGCGAGGCCGACGATGCGGACACGCCAGATACACCCCCAACAATGCCCGGCAACGATACCGGGACGAACAGGCCTCCGCTTATCGTCCTGAAGTGAGCGCCAAACAGCTACCGCCCACGGCAGCGGCGGGCGACGATCCCGCCGCCGCCAACGCTCCCTCTGCGCCCGATACTTGTTGGGCCGAACCGGAGCGCAAGACCATGTCCTTTATGGACGTGACGGCATGCTACGTTTGCCACTTCGGCCTCTATCACACTAAGGATGATGCGGTCTCGGTCGACTTCGACTTCCCGCTGGATCACGATGGAGAAGCCGTAGCGCCAAAATGGCCCCTAAAGTACTTCGGCGTGTTGGGTAAGACGGTATTCACTGATCGTTCGGAATCCGATCCACAGACAGGGCGCGGCAGAATAATGCTGCACTTCTACTATGCCGGACTCTCCATTACGCCAAGCGATAGCGTGCTGGAGGCGATGAAGTGGGATGCGCTGCACTCGAGATCTGAATCGACCTATCCGCTCGCTCCCATCAAGTACCTGCTCGCTCGGATCATGAAGGCTACGTGCAAGCCATGACGCAGAAGACGCTGGATGAGCTGAAGCGGCTACAGGCCCTGTCTATCCATCTCGCCTCCGTGGCGCGAGCGGTGGTGGCGGTGGGATGATGCAGCCCTCGACTTCTATCCTGGGACGCAAGGAAGCAAAGGCCATCTTCGCCCCGGATGACATCAGAACGCTCCCGGCATTGCCGTGGGCCAAGGTGAGCCGCGTCGGCGCGATTAGCGATAGGGACCTACTGGGTAAACTCTCCGTCGATCAGGCAGTGGAGATAACCATTGACTTACATGGGCAGTATCACGAACCACTCATGGTTTTTGATTTAGACACGCTGCCACTCGACGTCTCCGTGCTGGGTGTAAAGTTCAGGAAGGTCAAGAGCGTGTTCAGGGATTTCTGCACGCTCATCATCACGTATAGGGTCGACATGGACTTCAAGCCAACGCTGCGGAACGCCCCTGTCGAACTCCTGAACAACATCGTAGAGTGGGATTACCACCATGCCGATCGCGATGACGGCTTGAGCTGGCTGAACGCCAGCGTAAACTATCTGCTGGGGAAGTTCATCCTATCCAGGAAGGGGCAATGGGGTGGAAGGTGATTTCAAGCTGCTGGACGTAGTAGGCGACAAGGCTTCTCCACGGGCGAGGAAGAACGTGATCAGCGTAGCGGTGCAGTTCAGAAACGACCTGGCGATCGGATACGCCACCATCACCTTCAACGCCCCAGATCCAGCAGGATTTGTGCTGCCACGCATCATCAAGCCGCATCGCGCCTACTGCCCTACCGATAAAAGGCTCTGCGATATCCTGAGCGATTTCAAAGAGGATTCGGGTAATGCCGATACTGTAGAGCGCTGGCTGAAGAACCGGTATCCATTTTGCAGGCCGGGAGGATGAAGATGAAGTGGACCAAGAATCTGGACAAGATCAAGATCGAAGTCGAGAGGAATGTCGTCCTCAGATATGCTTACGACCACGACAGGGGCGAGATGGTAGAGGCAGAGCCCGCCTGGCGCCCCGGCGTAGCCTTCATCAGCTACCTCGGCAATCGATACTACGGCCGTGTGCTGACTACTGTAGAGCCATGGGGAATGCCTATGTCGTTCGCCCACTACCTGAAATCGGGAGATTGCCTCGAGATATCGGCGGAGAAGGCTGACGGGCTCAAGCGCAACAAGACGAGGATCGTAATCATCCCGGATTCGAAGAGCTCCACCATGGAGCAAGCCATTGCCAAAGGACGCTTCAAGGATTCTCTGTGGATCAGCGTGAGCCAGGAGATTTTCAATCTCCTCGTATCCATCTCGAAAGGAGAAGTGGGCGATGTATCGTAAGAAGGATCCCCCTGACTTCCTCCCCGCCAGGAAGGACATGAAGGTGGTAGCCACACTCGTAGACGACGTGAGCGGGACCAAGGTCCACATCGGCCTGGTAGATAGCTGCTACGAGATCCTCCTCGAGCCACCCCACCCGGGGGGAGAGGCACGCCTCTCCAACGTATCCAGGCTCAACACCGAAATCTTCAGGGAGCTCAAGAATCTCCCACTACCCAAGTGAACCAATAGGAAGGAGAAACCGTGGACGTCAAAAATCATGAGATCGGGAAGGCACTAATGAAGGCAGGCCCCGGGTGTAACCTCGAGGCCCCGAACACGTTGCGCAACCTGGTGTCCAGCTTACTGATATCCTTAGGAGAGCTAGACGAGCTCGTCACAGGGCTCCATGAAGTTCTGGAGCCTATCTTGGCCCCGTCCCTGCCGAAACCGCCGGCTTCTGACGAGAGCGTAACACCTTCTGACCCCACGGATTCACCGCTCTGCGCTAAATTGCGGGATTCCTTGGATCTACTCCAGGCTGAGAAGGATAGAATAAGAATGTTAACCAGCTACATCGAAGTGTAGCCCGTGCAGAAAGGAGAAGCCATGAAAGCCGGAAGACCGATGCGGGTGGCCTTTAATGCACCGCCGGAGAGAAGGGACTGCTCCGCACAAGGAGAGGCCAGCGACGCCGACATGGCATTGCGCGAAATCGTCGGTAAGCTTGTCGAAACCGCTAATAACCTGGATGAAACCACACGGAGCTTCATCGAAGAGCTTAGGCCTATCTCAAGAGGTCACACATAGAGCGGGGAGTGGAGTTTACCGGCAAGGAACTTCAGGGCTGCTCGGAGGTCGCGGCCGGGATATTAACGGCCATCTTGATGATGCAGAACATCCGGCAGGCAATCCTCGACGCCGCTGCAAGGATCAACCTGTGATGCCTGATTACCGCTATAGGAAGCGCCCTGTAACGATCGAGGCCTTCCAGATGACACGCGAGCGGCGTCTGGACAACAGAGACTGGCCTGACTGGATGAATCGGGCATGGAACCTCAAGCGAGGCACCCCTGGCTCGCTCTTCCCTACCATTGCCGGCTCCGGTGATGGCACGCTCTCAATAGGCACCCTCGAGGGCAATCTGGAGGTATCGTTCGACGACTGGATCATCCGTGGCGTGCAGGGAGAAATCTACCCCTGCAAGCCCGACATCTTCGCCGCTACCTACGACAAGGTAGAGCAGGAGTAGCCAAACAGCCAGAGAGCAGGCGGCGCTCGAGCGATCGGGCGCCGTCTTTTTACCACTCTCGCCCGCTCGCTGAAGGCCGTAAAATCTCCAGATTATGAGGTATAAACCCTTTAGGTTGGCGTTTGTCGACCTGGGTGCCCATGCCCGCGTCATGGGAGAGTGGAGGCGGAAGCTCGTGAAGAACGATTCCGCTGTCGAACGTAGGAGGTACGAAATGAGGATGTTTACGCTGACCGAGTTCGGGCTCATGGCCGGGGTGGTGGTGCGCCACAACCACTATCCCCGCGTCGTGGTGGGCCCGAAGGACGAGATCGTAATGGGTAGGAAAGACTACCCAGACGGCCTCAAGGGCCCCTATCCAGAGGCCCACAGCCCCGAGGGGCGTGAAGACGCCCTGGCCCGCTGGGCCGCGCTCGGGGTCAACTGCCCGCACCTGGGTGAGGTGTGGGAGTACCGGGATCTGATGTCCCCCTGGTACTGGGACCCGGAAGGCGAGCCCGGGGGCATCTGGCAGTCCCCCGACCGCGCCCGGCGGAACCGGGCGGCCACCGAAGGCTGCCCCATCTGCGGAAGGCCGTGGGCGGGGATAACCCCCCACGCGGTCGTCCACGCCGACGCCTCCCTCAAGGACGGCGTCGATCTCTGGCGGCGGGGGGACAAGGAGGGGTGGGTGCTGCTGAAGCACCACAACCCCGGGAAGGATTCCAGGGCGCTGGTCATGGTGGACATGGCCAGTGTAGCCACTGACATCTCCCTCCCGGACGACCCCTCCAAGCGCCCTGAGGTGGTCGTACGCGACACCACCAGCGGGGCGGCAGTCCCGCGTCAGGCCATCCTCCTCTCCCCGGGAAGGGAGTTCAGACTCATCCTCCGGGTGGGTGAGCGGGAGGAGGAGATGGCCGTGAGGATGCAACGCGAGGGGCCCGACGTAGTCGTCACCCCCCGCGAGAGCGCGGCTACGGTCGAGGCCAGAAAGGCCAAGGCCGAGGCGAGAGCCGCGAAGGAGGCCGTGTGGGAGAAAGCCCTACGGCAGGTCCGGGAAGGGGTGCGGGCATGAATCCTCAGATGACCCCCCGGCAGAAAGCGCTGAGCAGGATCATGGAAAGGGTCTTGTTCGGCAACTCGATAAAGACGATAGCCCCCGACGTAGGGCTCGCCAGCACGACCATCTACAAGATGGCCAACGGGGAGGGTAACATGTCCACGAGTACCCTCCGCAAGCTGGCCCACTGGCTCCATGACAACGGCTACGAGGAGGAGGCAGCCGAAGTCAAGGGCCTCATTGCGGGGGCATTCCGGCGTAGTGAGTGCCTCCACTTTGGCACGGAGGCACGCCGTGAGCTGGCAGCCGAGTTGCACAAACTCGGGACGCCGGCTCATCTCGCGTCGGAGATCGGGATCCCCAGGCCCGAAGTCGACAAGGCGTTTGCATCACGCCGCCTGGAGGATCCGGCGAGCGTATCCGCCATCCGTGAGTGGCTGGAAGCCTTCCACCCCAAGGTGGCGGCACGGATGGACTGGAAGATGCTTGGGAGCGGCATGAGCCACGGCCGCGTCCACCACGTGGCGCCCAAACCGCCGCAGCCGGCCGCTCGACCCGCAGCCCCGGCTCCAGCCCCTCAGCCGATGCCAGCGAGGAGGGAGCTGATAGACAGCTCGCTGGCCCTCTTGGAAGGGCTGGTCGAGTTGGGTCTCGACATCCCCGCCAATTCGATCGGGGAGCGGATCTCCGCCAACGTCTCTGAGATGCTCCAGGCTATGCCCGCGAGCGAAGTGAGGCGGACGAACGCTGTCCACGAATGGCTGGCGACCACCAGCGTCAGGGTGGTCGAGGGGATGGAGATCCTCCTCCGAAGGGCCCTGGCCGACAACAAGGCCCTCGATGCCGAAAACGAGGCCCTGAGGGGCCACAACGGAAAGGAGCAGGGATGAAGCTCCTCGTCAGAAAGATCTCCGACGTCCCCGAGGAGGCATTCCTGCCTCCCACCCGGGGACACTCCGATCCCGTTGAGGCGGGCGAGGAAAGAACCTGGGAGCTCGACGTCGAGCTCCGCCGTGGTGTTTACCTCGAGGCGACTGACGAGGTCAGTCGGCACGGGCTGAAGTCGGCCCGCGTCCTGGTAGGCGCGAAGTGCGTCGCCTATCTCGGACAGGTAGCCGACGAGACCTGGGAGCTCGTCGAGAGGTACTAAACATATGCCCCCGCCCCCGGCTTCGGCCGGGGCGGGGGCTTTCAAGGAGGATGAGATGAGAACGATCGCAATGTTGCTTCTGGCCATAGCAGCCTGCTCGGCCGAGATTCTGAGATACGATACCGACACCCCCATCTTACCCTACGGCGTGAGCCATGACTGGAGGGGTGTCTATTTCGACCTGGATGACTGGGACACGATGTCCTACCCCCACGCCACGGGGACGTTCAGGGTGGACTCCATTGAGGTATGGTACAATAGGTGGACTTCCCCGCCTGAGTGCAAATACGTCATCGCGCTTTTCAGCGACGACTGCGGCGGGCTAGGCAGTCCACCGCCCTGCAATATGGTCTGGAAGACCGTACAGGATAGTCTGAGGCAGCCATCCATCATAACGTGCGACGCCCCGTTCGACGTGCGGACGTTCACGGGCCACTTTTGGATAGCCGTGGCGAAGACTACTCCGTACGGGCCGGATATCTCTCTACAATTAGGGTCTTGCGAGTACGCCTTTCGAGATCACTCCTACCACTGGCAGGAGAGTGGATTGAGGGGGTTGGAGGCCCTCGACCACTACCAGTGCCACAGTTATCGGATAAGGGCCCATGGAGAATGGGTCCAGACGTCTTCGCTGACCCCGATGACCTGGGGCAGCATCAAAGCAACCTTGGGCCGATAGGCCCGGCGCGGAAAGAGAGGACAAACAATGACCAGGAAAAATTTCATGGAGACGGTCCAGGAGATGTTCAACATCTCCGGAGATTTTCTGGAGTTCACGTTCTCGTCTGCTCCCACCGCGACGTTCTCGCGGGGGAGCAAGTTCGCGCAGGTTGAAGGTTGCGGGCTGCGGCTCGCAGCTTTCAGCGTTCCGGGTAGCGTAAATCTCTACGTGGACCCGGACGCGTTCGACGAGAACGGGTTCGAGGAAGACGGCTCCTACCAGGATGACCAAGAGGCCATCCTGGGCCTTGCGTGGCGCACGGGAGCTACGCGGAGGCTGCTCATCGAGACAGCCCGCGGACTGGAGTGGCTCGAGGGGCTGCTCCGGAGGGGGGAGACGCCCCCGAATGATACGAAGGACTTGCCGTATACCCCGGAAGGGGTCACGGTGATGTCGTTGATGGCGGGGGAGGGGCCCCTGCCGTTGGTCCCCTGGATGCTCCGGGATGAGCTCCGGAGCAAGATCGGAGCCCCGGGGTCCTACAAGGCCCTGGAGAAGGCACTCCGCGAGGAGGAAGCGGAGTAACGAAGCACCGGCTCAACCCGCCTCTCGTAGGGGCGGGACGCTTTGACGTAGGACGAAGGAGGACAAATGAAGAACGCAAGGTGGAAGAAACAGCGAGGCACCGACCTCCCCTGTCTCTGGGACGGGGAAAGTGTTTGGTGCTTCTTGATGGGGCCGGCGGAGGGCGGGAAGCGGACGTGCAAACTGTCCGCCTATCCGCCCCAAGTGGTCCACACCCCACGGGCCGTCGTCTTCGACCTCTACGTCGAGGACGAGGCCGACGCCAAGGCGGTGTTGGAGGTAATAGCCTCCCACTGTCAGGATTGCTCCGACGCCCACGTGGCGTTAGGGGTGATGGACGGTAAGGGGCTGATCGGGAATCGGTCCCTTATCGACGAGGGGAGGCTGTAGGCAAGAGCAATGGGCAGGGCGGGGCGAGACCTTCTCAATACGAGAAGGTCAACCCTCGCCCTGTTCTTTTTTAGCCCGGTCGAAACACGTAACGTATTGTGGTATAAATATATTGTGGGGAGCAAGTCGCAGCTCGCCCACTGCCACCCGCCTGATCAAGCGGGCCAGAGTCGCGTTGCATCGGCAGCGGCCATCTTAGGATGGAAGCCGATGCTCTATTGAGCCCCTCCTTCGAGAGGGGCATGCCACCCTGAGTGGTGGCTAGGCGAGGGCTGCTTCCCTCGCTGAAGCGTGGAGAGCCGGCTGGCACGGGGCTAGTCGGCTCTCAACCATTTCCCTCCAAGCAGGGAGGGGAAGGAGCAGGTCATGTTCGAGGAAAACATCCAGAGAATGCTGGCCAGGGCGGGAGACTTTCTGGTGTTCGAGTACAAAGCTGCCCCAACGGCCAGCTTTTCCCGGGGAGATCGATACGCATCTCTCCAGGGATGCGGAATGACACTGTCTACCTTCAGATCCGGAGGAGTCTTTCTGGATCTGGAGAAAGACTGGAATGTTGACAAGGGGTTCGAAGAGGACCCCAACTTCCAGGACGACAGAAGCATGATAGTGAGCTTGGCCAGAAGCCTGGGGGCGAAAGTCCCCAAAGAGCTAGAAGGATACTAAACTAAGGAATATGGGGGCGACCGGCATGGGCCGGCGCCCCCTATCCCTCCCCTCTCTCTCTTAGGCTTCTTTTTACCTCGTCGAAAACGCTATCATATTTGGTATAAATAATATAGAGAGGAATATCCCTCTCATCTCAAGGAGTTTCTATGAAGAAGTTTCATTGTGATATCTGCGGATCCTCCGATGAGGAGAACCTCGGAGTAAAGGAAGTTATCAGGAATGGGAGGGTGTTCCTGATATGGGTCTGCGAAAAGTGCGAATCTAAGAAGGAGGCCAAAGTGCGAATCTAAGAAGGAGGCCCCTGAGGGCTAGCTTTCGGGCTAGCTCTCAGGGCGATCCATTACAGATTTCTTTTTTGCCCTCTCTCTATTCCTCGTATACTTCAATCAGATAACCAGTAGCGAACAGAGGAGGCTGGCATGATCACCAAGAATAAGACCTGGCTGGAGACCAACGGGCACTCCCTGTCCGAGCTTCTTTCTCCCGATACTCTAGATCGCTTCGCTTCTGAGTTGGAGAAGATCAAGAAGCATGTCAGAGCCTTTTCTGATGACGAGGCGCTCCGCCTTGCGCTAGCCATTACGAAGCCCTTCGAACAGTTCTTCCCTAACCCATACATCTGTCCTGCTGGTAAGCGCACTGTAGGATATGGCCATGTCATCAGAGGGGGCGAGCCTCCTTTCCCCTGGACCGAGCCTCAGGCGGCTGAGATCCTTCTGAATGAGTTCATCCAGACGTATGCCCCCAAGGCCAAGCTGGCCTGGAATGCCAGGAAGGATCGCAAGTTTCGTACTGAAGAATGGGACGATCTCCCCAGCAACATCCAGGCAGCCCTGATGTCTGCCGTATACAACTGCGGCCCTGGAATCATCTCTAGGGGATCGTGGGTAGCTAAGCCCGGGACTCAAGGTGCCACTTCGTTCTACAGCTGGTCCAGGGGTGGAGGGAAGAGGCTGGCCGGCTTGGTACGCCGCCGCTTCTGCGAGTGGAAGATGGCGCTCACAGGCGAGATCGATCTACAGCCAGATGGATGGAGGAATTGGTATAACACCCATCCTTAGGCATTTGGATTTTGAGGCAGTGAGAATTCTCGTATACTAAAAGCGAGAAGGGAGAACTTCATGGTTCGAGTCAGCCAGCAGAAACTCGACGACTGGTCGAGGCAAGCTATCGGTGAATACCTCGAGGGCGATACCAAGCTCGACGATCTGGTCACCAAGATAGCCCGCGCCAACGACCTTTCTGTAGACCAGATCAAGCTGCTGGCACAGAACACCAACGTCAAGCTGCGTGTTCAGCGGCCTAACCTGAAGTTCGCGGCAGTGGATTCTGCCGCTGTAATAGACGCTCTCCAGCTCAGGGACCCCAGGAGTGCAACGGAGGTGAAAGTCGCTTCCATCGACCCTGAGCGAGAGCTGTCGGGAACGAGGGAGACGATGTTAGACAAGTACCTGGCCGACCGTGGAGCCATGGTCAAGAAGGCGCGGTGCGAACGTGTCCTGCATCCGTCGAACATGCTTCTGCTGTCCGACGTCTGCCAGGAGAAGATCGCCTCCGCCAGGCGAGTCCGCACCAACATCGTCAACCAGCTGCGTGGGGTAACGAGCGATTTCGTCCAACTGCTGGAGAAGGAAGCTCGTGCCAACGGCTCGATCGACAGGAGCTACACCTCAGTGATGAGCGTGCGTGGCCAGAAGATCGTCGACGACCTCTTCAAGGCTGCACACGAATCGCTGGAGAACCTGCATTGCGCCGACTACGCCCCACCCCGGTTCGTAAAGTACGCCGGGGTGATGGACCCCAGGCATCCACTGCTGAAGACGGTGGACCAGTACATCAAGCTGGCCTACCAGCTTCGCGACGTAGATAAGGAGATCAACGCTCTCGAACGCGAGCGCGTCGAGATCGCCGCACTCGTAAAGAGAGCTTACGGCAAAGAACTGTAGGTGTAAATGTTCCTGAGAGTTCTTGACGGCATGGACAAACTGTCGGCTCAAAACCTGAGCGCCCTGGGTGGTACGTTGGAGGACGTCACTCCATACATACCTCAGCCCAGGGCGATGCCGGCTCCGGTATCGCTGGTCACCAACTTGGGCGTACCGATCTATCTGTCGGGCAAGGTAGACAAGCTGCTTCGGGCATCGGCTAATAAAGCACTGGGTCGCAGACTTGGGGCGGCCGCCGACAAGGCTATCGGCCGCGTATCCTACGTGCCGGTCAATGTCGGCATGGAAGCTCTCAGCAGATTCGGCATCCCCGGCATCGTTGAAGGGCGCTACGGACGCGAGCAGCGCGGGGCTTACAACTACGGGGCCAACATCGGGCGGCAGCTGCCATTCCTGGCTCACTTCGCCAACATGAGACGCAATCGGGAAGCCGGTCTCGGAGGCATACGCGGGACGATGGGGCAGGGTATCACGTCCAGCCTGCTGAGAGCCAGAGCAGCCGCTGCGTCCAAGCCGGCTCCGACCTACATGCCGCCACGCCGGCCGGATACAGACGTCAGATTCAGGCATACAGCCCGGAATATCCTCCGGAGACAAGGGCGTAAGCAATGACAGATCTCGAGAGAATGCTTTTGGTAGGGCTGAGGGCTCAGGAGTCCATGGAGAAGGTAGCTGGATGGGGCGAGGTGGCGCTGGGCGGCGGCTTGACGCTGGCCGGCGTGCTCGGCGCCGGCGTGCTTACCGCCATCAATCGCAAGAAGAGCGCCCGGCGACTTGCCATCCAGCAGGATGAGTCGTGGAACCGGCTGATAAGCAAGTATCCTGAGTTCAAGAACGATAACGAAGCCAGGTCGAACTTCGACGCTATCTTCAGCGTCGCCCCCAGCGTCGGCTCCATACCTCAGTACGTAGCCCCCATCATGCGTCAGGCCAAGACCTACGGCACGGAGGGCCTGCCGCTTGAAATCGCCAAGGGGCTCAAGGAAATCGACTGGCGCGACGCTCAGACGCAGGAGATCCGTGACAGGATTCCTACATCTCTGAACGTAGCCAGAGTCATCGGAGTAGGGGCTGCCGACGCCGCCGCCCGCTCTACGGTGGATCGAGCCATAAGGTCGGTAGCTGACTAATGATGCTGAAGCGGATACACGTCGGGGCGTACGACCCTGAAGGCGAAGCCAGGGTGATGGCTACCCTTCGCCCTGGCAGCGGCCTCTTCGAGAAGTACGCTGAGGCTGAAGTCGAACTCATGCCGGAGATGGCCGACTTCTGGGCAACCAGGTCGCAGCAGCTGCATCCCGACCGTCTGGTCTACCTGCTGGTCAACATCCTCGGCGCCGGTGAATACTGGGGCTCGAACCTCAACGGCGACTTCTTCCCCGAACAAGCCCTCATCACCTATCACAAGACCTTCATGCACGCCTACCCCTTCGTGCATCACCAGAATGCCAATCCAGAGAAGGACGCTATCGGCACGCGCTGCCTGTTCGCCAGCTACAATCCACGCCCGCACGCCCATCGCGTCGAGGTGATCGTAGCACTCGACAAGGAAGACCCGCGTGCTCAGGAGATGGCCATCAAGCGGCTCGAAGCAGGCAGGATGCCGGCGGTGAGCATGGGCACGCGAGTGCCCTACGACATCTGCAGCATCTGCGGGCATCGTTCATTCACCAGACACGACTACTGCGAGCATCTGAAGCACCACCTGAACGGGATCTGGGAAGGCCGTACCCGCGTCGTGGCGATCAACGATCATCCCGCCTTCTTCGACATCAGCTTCGTCGATATCCCGGCCGACCCCTCCTCCGGCACGTTGGCCAAACTGGCCAGCACCGGTAGCGCCGTAGTGTCTTCTGCCGAGCTGGCTGAGAGAGAGGGTCTGATCTACCCGCTCAAGACGGCGGCGAAGAAGGCCGTTGCCTCCATCGAGAAGGATGAGCCGGTAGGCTCCAAGCTAGGCATCACGCCCGAACAGGCTGAGTTGATGGTGGAGAAGCTCACCAATCAGCCGGCATTGATCGAAGACGGCCGCCAGATAGCGCTGGCTGACGATCCCATGAGTGAAGACCTGCTGGATGCCCTTTCGGATTACGATCTGGAAGACATCCTCGGTACGGCAGGGGCGTGCAGAATGGCCATCAAGCCGGTGGAGATCACCTACATCTCCATCAGGAAGACCGCCGGAGCGCGTCAGGCGCGTCAGGCCTACCGACAGGGGCTGGTGCTGGCCAAGACGGCTGCCCCCGTCGTCAGACGGGTATGGCTGCCTCAGCATTTCAATCCCGGGGTGGCGGATCTGCTGGTCAAGTTTGCCAGCTCGCGTTCCTTCTACCAGCGGTGGCGGCCTGATCGCGTGCGATATCGCGACGCCTCTCTCCTGACGAAGAGCGCCTCCGCAGCTATCGAGCCCAGGAGCCAGGAGCTGGCGACAGCCGCCGCGACGTACGACGGCTATCGCTCCAGCTTCACCCAGGAAGATCCCAGGGTTCTTTTTTACCTCATGCAGAAAAACGCCAGCCTGTCCAAGCTGGCGGGATACATCCCGACGGGGGATGCCAGGCGGGATCTGGCGTCGACTGGATACGATCTACTCGTCTCCATGTCGTACCTGAGAGGGGCATATCGGTAATGCCTCTCTTCGATTTTGATTTTACCTGGAGACACGTACACTTAGGATGCCATTAAGGAGGTGGCAATGAGCGCATCGCTGACCGAACGCTTCGCTAAGCTGGTCAAGCTGGGCAGTGTTGACGATCCCGTCAATCACGTGCTCGACTTGATGAACAGCGGACAGCAGAAGCAGGCCAGTGCGGAGATGAAGAAGCTGCAGCCCGCACAGCTTCTCGAACTCCGCAAGAAGCTGGCTGAGGCTCAGGCCGAATCGGACACCCCGGGGGCGATTCCGAAGATGGAGGAAACCCCCAAGATGTCCGCGACAGAAACGAGATCGGAAGGGGATGCCGACACGAGCGTTGCACCCAGCGGCGATGGAAGCGATCAGCCTCCCACGGGGAGCGCCAATCCTTCCGTCCAGACGGTGCCGCCTGCGGCAGATCTCACGCTGGATGACCTGCTGGCTGGGATCGAGTCAGTGACTCGTGAACCTGCCAAGTCGGACATGTCCAGCCTGGTCAAGAATGCCGCACGTGAAGGCATTACGAAGGCTGTGGAAGATCTCCACGCCATGGTGCAGAAGCGGGGTAGGATGGACATAGCCTCACGCTATGGCGAGGCTTACAACAAGATCGCTTCCGTGGCAGGCGCAGCCGCTACACAGGACATGATCCTGCGTAACGAAGCTGCAGGCCGCAAGGCAGCGATCGCAGACATCAGTTCCCAAGGGGAGGTTAAGATGGGAAGCGTGAATGACCTGATCATGGGGCAGAACAAGGTCGCCAGCCCCGAAGATCTTGCAGCGTTCGTCAAGCAGCTCGCCTACAACGACACCATGCAGAAGGTCGCGATGCTGAAGGCTGCAGAGGATGCCCTGCTCGACGATGACCCCGACGAGGATGACGTCGTCGACGCGATCGACGAGATCGCGGAGACCGCCATGGACAATCCCGAGGTTTTCTCCGACGAGGATACAGAGGCCATCCTGGCGCTCGCCGACTCGCTCGAGGATGAAGAGGTTGCCGACGAGGGCGTGGATAAGGTTTCCACCGTTCTCGACTGGGCGTCTGCTCTCCGCCAGATGGGTTACTAAATGCTCTCTGTCGACGAACTCCTCAAGGCGGCTGAAGCCGAAACCGGCGTAGAGGCCAGATCCAACAGCGTCCTCGACTGGACGCCGTCCGAACTGGCCGATCGCATGGAAATGGTGGCGGTCAAGCTGGGGAGCATGTCGACAGGGACAGCGTTGAGTGATGTCCGTGACGCTGACAGAAACTCCGCCGCAATGGCGTTGTCGGAGTTTATGGGCAAACTCGCCAGCGCGATAGAGCGCCGGAGGCTGAAGGGGATCGACCGCAGGCTTCTGGCCCTATTCGCCGGAGGGGATGCCGCCCAATCGCTGGCTAAGCGTGTGGACATCACCGACAAGTACGAGGCGCTGACAGGCACCCGGTTGCAGTAGGTGGGAGGGAAGATGCCCAAGGACCAAGACATGGTTCTATCGCTCGATGGGATGGCCGAGCTTTTCAAGTACGGCTCCGCCATGGTGCGTGAGCTGGTATCTGAAAACGACCGTCTGCACAACTTCGAGCGTGCCGTCGACCTGCTTTCCCGGATGGAGAAGGTAGGTATGGTTGGCAGTTTCCCGCCGGGCCTGTCCCTGTCCGAGAAGGCGAGACGGCTCGCCGCTCTCCCTGAGAGCGAACTCGAAAAGCTCGCCTTCGCTACTTCACAGGCGCAGCGGGCTGTCATGCAAGGCAATCTGGTAACGATAAACAAGGGTGGGAGCGCCAGTCTTACCGACTTCGTGCTCTCAAGAGCAACGGGAGGAGTGTGATATGATTAGGATCCTGAGCCTGCCCGATCAGTTCCACCGCAGGACCTTCGGGATCGCCCTCGACCAGGGCGGAGCAAGGCCCGCTTTCGCCTCCGGCGAGCCGGTTGTCGTCGAATACGACGCCGACGCCGGTGAGCAGCTGATCGAAAAGATCGGCGATGGAGCGGTGCCCACTTCAGCCCCGTGGGTGGTCTTCGCAGACGTCGCCGGCTCGGCTGGCGGACGCAACATGCGCTGGGACACCGAGGCTTCGGGCGCAACCACTGTCATCAGGGATGCCGATCTGGTGTTCGTGACCGACAGATTTACCGGGGCCCTCTCCGGCTGGGTGGCTGGTGCTCCGGTCACCGGGACCGGTGTTTCCGGACACGGCTTCTGGCGGATCGCCGCTGCCGGCGAGAAGGCTTACGCCACCGTCGAAGTCCCGCCTCAGGCCTCCGCAGCCGCCGGGGGAACCGTCACCCTTCGCTTCAGGCACGATCCTAACGTGCCCAACGCCTAAGAGGAGGTGAATAGTAAATGACAGAGCGCCTGAATCCCGTTGAGGTCTCCGCTCTCAACAGGCAGTTCCTCGAGATGGCGTCTACCGCCGAGGGGATCGACAAGCTCGCAGAGGTGAGCCGCGAAGTCACGGCCATCAAGGTGCGCGAGTCGAGCTTCTGGGACAAGATCATCCCGCCTCAGAACATCACCGATGCCGAGTGCTACGTTGATCGCGACTCCGATACCTTCTATCGTCAGGAAGAGATCGAGGAGGATGGAGTGGCCATGGTGCTCGACTGGAGGGGCCAGCCCACCGGCGAGTACATGCAGGGCAAGCGGTACATCGTGCCCTTCAACCGCTTCTCCTCCCCCCGGTACTGGAAGACGAAGCAGGAGATCAGGGTCTACAAGCACCCTATCACCGAGTACATCGAGAGAAACTCGGCCAACGCCGTCATCAAGCAGAAGGATGGCTACGCCATCTCTCTGGTCAACGCCGCCGTTGCCGCTACCGGCAAGATAATCAACGGCACCGGTGCTGACGGCGAGCTGGTCAGGAGCGACTTCATCAAGCTCTTCAACCTCCTGGACAGCTACGAGCTCGAGTCGAAGAAGATCCTCATGAGGAAGGACGACTTCAACCAGCTGCTCAACTGGAAGAGCAGCGAGCTCGACCTCGGCGCGTACGACGTGGCCAAGGATGGCTACACCTACGCGAAGCTCATGGGACGCGAGATCATCACCACCATCAAGAACGTCTTCCCGAAGGGGTACATCTACTGCTTCACCGATCCGCAGTTCATCGGGAAGCACTACACCCTCAACGACTTCCAGTTCGAGATGGAGCAGCGCTTCCAGACGATCCAGTGGGAGCTCAGCATGGAGATGGGTACTGCCCTGGGCAACATCTACTCCTGCGCACTCCTGATCGTCCCGCAGGCGAATGAGGAAGAGGAGCCTTGAGGCTAACTCCTGACTGATGGAGACTGAACTCGAGGCACGTGGGCAACTGACGGAGTAGAGAAGGGGAATCATGGTAGTAAGAATCAAACACCTGGGAGATCGCGAGGACCCCGGGATTGCCGTTGGTGGGTACACGCTGATGCCCGGCTTTACGTCTCCGAACATCTCCATCGTCGACGGCTCGCCTGAGCATGATCGAATCTCACAATTAGTGAGAGATGGAGTTGTCGAACTCCTACCGGCTGACCCCGGGGGCAGGGATATGAGCAGATCGACCATATCCTCTACCCCCGGGGGCATCGTGCTGAGCCGCGATGCCTTGAGGGCCAAGATGGAGATCATTGCCAGGGGCAACATCGCCCTGAGCAATGCCGAGCATGAGCGTTCCAGCCGTGCCATAGGCGCCGGCCTCAAGGGGAGCAACAGGGTAAGGATCTTCACCGCCGACGAGCTCAGGAAGTTCCATGGCAGGCCGCCTGAGATGCCACCTCAGGAAGTCGAAGATCTGCCCCCTCAGAAGTACGAAGCCAAGAAGCCGCGCACGCTTACGGCGGATGAAGTGAGAAGCCACGGCTACGAGCCGCCTTCTTACACCGAGACCATCTCGGAGGACGAAGTCGACGCCAAGACCGGCACTACCTCCGAGAGGGTTCAGCCAAGCAGGATCATGACGGCTGACGAGGTCAGGGCGATGGGCTTTAAGCCCAAGCCGGCCCCCGTGCAGCCTGAAGAAGAGCCTGTCGAGGTTGAGCCCGTCGAGGCTGAGCCTGTCGTGCGGGAAGACGTATCCGAGCCTGAGGTTGAAGTGCAGGATGCTGAAGTCGATCTCAGCTCCTTCACACTGACTCAGCTGAAGGCGTTTGCCGAAAAGCACGACGTGGAGATCCCCAAGGGGGCCAGGAAGGCCGACATCGTCGCATTGCTGGACGAGTGGTGCGAGGAAAACGATGTCGACTTCACCCCCGTCGACTGATAAGGTGGGGGCATGGGAAAAAGCCGTGACGCCTACATCAAGGATGTCAGGAACAGCCTGAGCGACTACGCTCACCTCAACCGTCTGCTCGACGATGAGGAAGAGTTTTCAGACGACAGACTGGCCTATTTCCTGGATAAGGCGCTGGATCGGTACAATACCACGCCCCCTCCAATCAGCTCCAGCTCGTACGAAGACTTCCCCTCCGATTCCCTCCTTGTCGATATGGCCGTGCTGGCGGCACTCGAGTCGGCACTCATCCTCCGCTCGAGAAACGCCCTCACCTACACCAGCGACGGCACTACCGTCGCGCTGGACAACGTGGCCGAATACGACCGCCTGGTCCAATCGCTACGCGCCAGGATCAACCAGGAAATCATGTCGATCAAGCTGAGCATCAACCTGAAGAGGGCTTTCGGCAAGGTGCATTCCCCATACCGATCGTCGTGAGGTAGGTAGGGGATGGCCAGCTTCTCCAGTTTCAGGGTTTCATACCTGCAGCCCAAGGTAATCACCCTGCATTGGTCGATAGACAATATCCCGCCGGGGTACACCGAATACATCACGGTGCAGCGCAGCGAATCCCCCGAAGGCCCGTGGGAGACGCTGCAGCGTGAAATAACCGGCGCGGAGTACTTTCAGGACTACGAAGCCAGGCTGATGAACAGCACGGCTACGGTGTATTACCGGCTTGAAGTGGAATTGCGGAGCGATAGCGGACCCTCTATCGCTCTGACCTCCCCGGTAGAGTGGCTACGACAGAGGCCGACGGCGGTTGCCAGAGAGATTAACCGCAGAGAGCAGCTTCTGCTCAGTAGATATGCCGGGGAGCCCTCCTTCGTGTTCATAAGGCGTACCTGGGGCCCGCCATGTACGGCTTGCTACGATCCAGGGCTCCAGAAGACGCTCGTCTCCGATTGCCGCAAGTGCTACAACACCGGCATCGCAGGAGGCTTCTTCGCCCCGATCGAGCTCTTCATCTCCAGAGCCCCTTCCGGCAAGATGCTGCAGGAGCTGGGTGTCTACAAGGTGGAGAACGATCAGACGATCTTCTGGACTTCATCCACACCTACGATTAAGCCTCGCGACCTGCTGGTGGATTCGATGGGCGTGAGATACAACGTCGAGATGGTCCGCGTGCGCGGCAAGCTGCTTGGTGCTGATCTCAAGCAGATCCTGATGGTGAGCCGAATCCCGGCTGACGACACGCTCTATCACCTCGCCGTGCCTGAGGTGAACGAGCTCATGCCGTATCGCGGACGGTATTACTGGCGGCCACGGCTGAACGACTGGACCAACGATGGCTGAGATCATGGTATTCGCCAAGACGCTGGAAGTGCCTTGCGAGGATGGTTATCTGAATTTCGAAGGGATAGACGGTGGAAACCTTTGCCCAAGTGAGGAAAGCCTTTCTGACCTTCATCCAGCAATTCTTCGCCTCGGGGAGGATTTGGGGAGTGACGGGGGATCAGAGGCTCTTCCAGTGGGACCCGGATCGAGCTAAGACCGGCGTCATCATCGCCGCTCAGGGCGTCGAGCTGACCGATCAGCTCAGCAAGGTCCCGGCTATCGTCGTCGCTCGCGGCAGGATTACCCCGGAAAACCTCGGCGGGATAGGCAAGGGGCTGGACACCTACAACCACGAAGATCAGACGACAGGCCACGTCGAGATCTACTCCACACCCATCTACGTCCATTGCCTGTCGACCAATGACGAGGAATCCGAAGTGCTGGCTCAGCTCGTTTGGTTCCTGCTCTGGTTCCATCGCGACATGCTCAAGGCGCGTCATAAGTTTCGCAAGATCGACTTTGGAGCGATAGACTCGCCTCGTATACTTAAGAGTGGTGAGGGCACCGCCGGGCCCAAGCTGTGGGATACGGCCATCATGCTGAACGTACACTTCCACGTGACTTACACCTACCGTACCCACGGGCCCGGGACAGGGGTAGATGAAACGACGCTGGAGCGAATCCGCGTGCCCTTCATCAAGAACATCGTCTCGGAAGGGATAGCGTCGGAATAGGCTCAAGATGAAGAGAGGTGGTGGAAATGGCTTACCAACCCCCTGATGTCAGGGTGGAGATCCAGTATGAGGGTTTTTCAGCTCCTGATCCCAACGTAAGCATGCCCCCGATGTACCTGGGGCCCTGCTTCCAGAAGGTAAGCAAGGCCGTCGGAGGTAATTACGAATACCACAACGGGCTGAATATCCTGTCATACCCGGATCTGGCGAGTGGAGCGATAGTCGACACCCGGTCTGTCAAGCTGACTCTGCTCCATTCCGGCTCTGGTGAAGAGTACGACGTGACGGATGGCCTGGGCAAGGTCGACGTCGCCATCGAGAACTTCGGCGTTCTAATGCCTGCCGGTATAGGCCACACGATGCTGGGGGGCGCCACCGGAGAGCGTGTAGGCGATTACGAGTTCAGAACCCCGTCCCACGATCTCGCCCGCGAGAACATCCTCTACGGCGACCTTCTCAGGATCGTGGATTACGAAATCTCGAAAACGCAAGCACCGCCTCTCTACGTCAAATTCCCCATAAACGAGGTGGACGCCGATACGGGTAATCTCCGACTCGTGCCTCAGTTGCCGATGCCCCACCCGGAGCTGAAGGTGGCGTTTACGAACGCTATCCCCAACGCCGGAAGGTTCTTCGAGGATCGCGAGATCGTGACCAGCAACCATCCCGATACCGGCTCCGGAGTTGTCGATGCTGTGGTATACACCAGCGAGGCTGATATACTGATAGCTTACGGCTCCGCTGTCGGACAATTCGAGGATGGCGACAAGATCAGCTGGACCGACGGAGCCGCCGTCAACCCTACTTACGGCGAAGGAACTGTCGTGCATAGCCTCATCACCGGGCTGGATACCGGCTATCTGTGGGTGGCGAGAGTGTACGGAGATGACCTCCAGAACCTCGACGCCATCTCCAATATCACTCAGGGGACCGGCGTACACGCTGCAGCCACAGCCGATCAAACGTTCACGGACGGACGCGGATGGTCGGGCTACATCCTGCTCACCTCCGTCACCGGGACCTTCGGCGATGGCTGCGATATAACAGGCGGGTCTTCAGGAGCTGTAGCTCTGGAGACCGGGAAGGGCGTAGCGGATCCCTACCTGATGTACGAGATCGTAAGGCCGATGAACGGCCTGGTCTCTGTAAGCTACAACGCCGCCCGCGGAGAGTACACCGACGAGCCCGTCTGGATCGGCTCGCTGGCCGATCTGATCGCCTACGCCGGCAGCGAAAGCCAGCTCACCCCCGACAACCCGCTGGTCTACGCCGCCAAGCTGGCCCTGTCAGTCGGCACGGGCTGCTACCTCATGAACGTTCAGGATCTGGACGGCTACGTCGATCCCGATGCAGCCGATCTCCAGAAGTGGCTCAACGCCTTCGAGGCCATCCGCTGGCACGATCACGCCTACGCTCACGTGCTGCTCAGCCAGAGCGATGACGTGAGGGCGGCGTTTGAAGTCATGATGAACTGGAAGCGCGATCCTGACAACTACCTGAACGAGATCATCGGCATGTTCTCCATGCCACGCCGGACGCGCAATGAAGCCATCCCGCTCAAGACCGTCGGCAGCGGCGGTGGAGTCAGCAATAACGGAATGTCGTTCACCGACCCCGGCATCACTGACTTCAACGTGTTCGGATGCCTGCCCGGCAGGTATCTCGAACTGGTCGACGACGACGGCAAGGGCCATCCCTACCGGGTGAACACCGTTTCGGCCAGCACGATCACCCTGCTCAATCCGGTGGAGGTGGAGCATCGCGGGCTCACGCGGTATCGGTACGTCAACGAGTACTACAACACCGAACGCGAGGCCGCCTACTACAGGCAGTACGGTCAGTCGGTACAGAACTGCAGCATGCGGATCTGCTGGCCTGATGTCTGCATGTTGGAAGGCATGGTCGTCCCGTCGTACTACCTGTACGCGATCAGGGCGGCTCAGTTGAGCGTGGATCGTCCCGCGACGATCTACACCAAGGCTGGAGTACCCTACGTCGAAAGGGTGCTCAATGCGAAGTTCGAGCCGCCTCAGCTCAAGACCATCGGAGAGGGTGGCATCGAGGTATTCGCTCAGGAAAACCCCCGCATGCCGGTGTACTCGAGGGATGCAATCACGACCGACATGACTCATCCGGCGCGAATGGAGCAGGTGGTGCAGTCTGAAATCGACTACTCCGCCCGCTACATCAGGGCGAAGTTCCGCCCGGATCAGGGCCGGAAGTTCATGGACGAGTGGCTGGAAGCCGGGATAGCAATCCTCGCCGGCGGATGCGACAGGCATCTCGTCTCCGAGACCAGGACGCTTCAGAGGCTGGCGATACTGGGCTGGGCGGTGGATGCAGACGATCCTCGATACCTGGATCTCGACTTCGATCTGTATCCCAGGTGGCCTAATCGCGGCGCACGCATCGTCCTTCACGTCCGTTCCCGCAGCAAGTAGGGGGGTGAAAGATGAAGAGGCTGTCAGAGTGGAATCAGTTTCAGGGGCTGGTTGATGGAACCCTCCCTGAGCAGTACATCAACAAGTTCATCACCGGCGAAAGCTGCGCCCTCTGCTGCGGCGCCCCCACCCTGTCCATGGTGCAGTCGACGGAGAACCTGTACGTGATAGGCTCGGTGCAGACCGTCGCCTTGTCGCAACAGAAGCAGCTCCAGTACATGTGGGAGCTGGGCGGACGCCGGGGGACCATCGTCCCGGGACGCGGTACGGGTCAGCTTACCGTCAGCAAGGCTCAGGTGCATGGCCCGTCGCTGCTCAAGGCGTTCTACTCGTACCTCCCGCAGGACATCATCGATGCCCTCTACGAGAAGCCGGGGAACAACCAGATGTGGCTGAACCTCAACAGTGAGGTCTTCAACCGGCCGGTAGGGATCGGGCTGATCATGAGGGACCTCGAGTCCGACCTCTGGGATTCGTTCTTCCTGGAGGTGACGTACTTCGGCTCGCACCAGTTCGCCCTGGGCGCCAATACGCTGGTGCTGGGCGAAAACGTCAGCGGACGCTACGAGTCCATCGCCCCTCTGCCGATAAGAGGGGTACGGTAAACAAACACACGCCCGGGTGGGGTATCGCGCCCCACCCGGGACGAATTTTGCGAATGGAGTCTCACCGTGAACGAATCCGACGCTACCGCCACCTCTACCTCTACCACTACCTCCACCCCCACCACCCCCGGGGCCGCAACCGGACCCGCAACCGTACCCGCCGCCACCCCCACTCCGGCGACCCCCGCCGATACTGGCGCTGGCGCAACTTCCGCTGACTCCAGGCCTACGGATAACACCGTCAGGAAGGTATCCATGCAGTCGCTTCCCGAAGAACTCGAGAAGAAGTTCATGGAAGTGCGCAAGGCGCTGGTGGATAAGTACAAGAGCCGCATGAACCCCGCTTCGGTGGATCGGCATCTGGCACAGCTCATGATGAACGAGAAGATCACCGAGACGTACCAGCTAGCCGATCACCCTCAGGCGCCGGTCATCACCTTCCGCGATCTCAGGACGGATATGATCGACCTCATCACCCGGCTGTCCATGTCCAACCTGCAGGAACTCAGGAATGCCACGCCAGGCACGATCGTCACGCCGCGATTCGACGAGACCTACAGGACGGACATGCTGATGTCGGCCGCTACGATACAGCTGAGGGACAAGGAGTTTCCAGACGTCAACCTCGATCTCGCCCAGGCGTACAGGGATGGCAAGGTCAACGAGATCGTGGCCACGCTGGAGGCGCGGGTGCTGGAGATCAAGAGTAGCCTGCATCCCGTCCTGTATCAGGAAGCTCAGGCGGCTTTCTCGGTATGGATCAACTATCTGGCCGAACTACTCAAGCCGGGCACGGTAGAGAATTTCTGAGAACCCCTCTCGGGTCGATGCTCGGCTCCATGCTCGTGAGGGGAGGGCCTGGCTGGGAGCTGAATACTTCGGTACGTGTCCAGGCGGCCTTGATAACACACGTGAGGCAGGGCGAAGCCGCTTTCATCAGCGCGTGTGCAGCCAGCCCAAACCTGTCGAGTGCTGCTCAAGACGCCTTGCGGGTGGCATTCACGCCGTGGATCATGAAGGCCAGCCAGCAGGATCTCAGGGATGCCGTATCCAACTCCAGTCTGCCCGGTACGAAGATATTGATCGACTGGGACAAGATGCCCGGGATGTTTACGAAGAAGAGCATCATGCTCGACAAACAGGTCAGGGACTTCTGGGTGAAGAAGCGTGAAGCCCCTGACTCATAGAACGCTTGAGAGGGGGCGTAGCCGAGATCTCCAAGGTGGTATACTTCAGATGGAGTGAAGGATCCTTGACCTGGGATATGGAATATGGCCGGTGAACTGAACGTATCGATGGATCAGGTCAGTGCCGATCTGCAGCAGTACGTCCTCGCTCAACAGCAGCAGGGCCTGCAGCTAGGTCAGCCCGGCACGCTCAATACCGGCGCCATCGACCCCGTCACCGCTCAGGTGCTGTTCCCTACCCTGCCGCAGCCTTCGATGCTGCCGGCATTCGGCGTACAAGCCCCCTCTGCAGCCTTCGGCATGAATGATCCACTCGCCCTCGAAAGATCGGCAGCGAGTGTCATGATGGGCCAGACGTTTGAAGCTGAAATGCGAGAACGCCAGGCGATGGAGACACGACGCTGGCTGCTCAGCGCTGGAGTAGAGGCCGGTCTAACCGCCATCCCAGGCGCCGGCATTCCCCTGGCTATCGGCTACGGCTTGCTGTCAGACAAGCTGTACGATGCCATCGGGCTGTGGAAGTACGACAACGATCCGATCTTCAACATCGAAGACGTCACCAAGGCCTCCATGGCCGATCAGCTGTTCACTACACTGTATCAGAACGTATCCGGCTACGGAAGAGGCCATCGCGGGATTGGATTCGACGCTACACTCGAAGCCATCGATCTGGCGTATGGCGGGATCAGGGATCTAGGCTTCCAGGGTATCGAGTTGGGACGCATAGCGCCTATGCTGGCTCAGTCGGGCTTCCTCGAAAGGGCCGTAGGCGGGCGTGGAGGGCTCGACGATCCTCAAGCACTGGCTGATGCAATGGTCAACGCCATGACTACCATCAGGGATACGATGCGTGACGTTTCGCTCAGCCTGGTGGAATCGGCTCAGACGATGATCCGTGCATCCAGCATGGTACGAAGCACCGATCCGGCAGCAATGTCGGATGCATCGCGCCAGCTGGGGACCAGCGCGGCTCTGCTGAGCCAGCTTACAGGGCGCACGATCGAAGAAGCGTACACCGGATACATCGACCCCCTATTCCAGGCCATGACGCCCTACATGCCACAGGGGGTCGAGCCGGCAGGGGCGTTGGCTGCTGCGGCGGGGTTTGCAGAGATGGCAAACGGTATGGGGCGTGTCGGAATGTCATACGGCGCCGTAGGCGGCGCGGATTGGGCCCTGGCGCAGCAAGCGCAGGCCATCCAGTACTGGCTGACCCCGTTCGGCAGCCGCCAGATGGCCCGCATGCTGGACATGAATGAAGGCGGCTTCAGGGCGGGTACGTGGGACAGCAGTGTAGCGGGATTGCAATTCGGCGATGACGCTCTGGCCAGCTTCGACTCAGCGGGGGATCGCTGGGAGGCGGAATACTGGGCACGCCGAACCATGGCGACGACGCCTCAACTGCAGGCGGAAGCGTTGGCAGCGATGCATGGCCCGACCATTGCCAGGATCGATAAGGAAACAGACAGCTACGCCGGGCTGATCGGCGGGATCGCCGCGACATATGAAGTGTCGGATGCCGAAGCGATTGCCATGAGATCGGCTGCCGTGTCAGCGCGTTCGGTGGGGAGCAACGTAATCGGCATGCTCAACAACGAAGGCGCTCTGATGGAGCAGCGAGCCAATGCCATACGCTCCTCTACGGCAGCTTCGACGGCGGAGATGCGTCAGATAGGGCGCTGGATGTACGCACGCGGCGAAGACGCCTGGCTGGATTGGGGCGGGGTGGCATCGAGCTGGCGGCGGGGTGCTTCGGCTACGGAGCTGTCCGGCATGGCAGGCGCTTCGTCGGTAGTCAGCAGCCTGGCCACCTACGCCACCGATGATTCGGTAGACGATCCCGACAAGATGATCATGACACGCTCCATGTTGGCCAGCGAGATCTACAGACGCCTGCAGAATGCCGATCTGGCAGAAGAGCTCTGGAGAGAATACGGCGGCCCGGGCAGCATGGAAGACGCCATGGAGGCAGCGCGTAGCTTCATGCCGCTAAGCGGCGAGCCCGATTGGATGATGGGCTTCGCTGAATCTATTGCCACGGCATTATTCGTAGAATACAACCCGCAGCTTCACTTTCAAGCCCAAAACGCTCCTGACATCCATCCAGACGGTCTTATGGCGGATAATCAGTTTTATTACAATCTGCGGAACGCCCCTGTCGAACTCCGTGAGGGGCTCCTCAGCGCGGCATTCCTCAAGGGCAATCAAGATATTTCCAACATCTTCGCCCGGCTTGATTCCATTTCACAGCGTGCTCTCGGACGGATGACGTCTTCCGACGCCGACTTGACCCTGCGCGGGCAGTACATGACGGGGTTAGCCGAGCTGGGGTGGGCGTCGGCGCTCCGCAATATCGATCGCACACAGGGCATGCAGGATTTCGTGACAGGCGCTACCGCTGAGAGAGCCGCCATGGATGAGGCTACCTATGCCACGATGTCGCTGGGCGAGATGTGGGGGCCGTCCGGGCCAACTCGCGAGTTCTACGAGCAGGGCAGCCCGCTGGAGAGGGCACACGCTCAACTCGTCCGCGAAATCGGTGGCGACGTATCCATCAAGCTTTACGAAGAGCGGGCCAGATTCCTGGAGGCTAACGCCGGAGCTGAGTCGTGGCAAATCGGCTCTCATATGCAGAATTACCTGGCTCAGGAGGCTTACGGGATGAGCTATTCCTCCATCACCGATCCCGTCCAGAGGCAAGCCATCAATGCCGTGATCTACAACTGGGACAGCGATGTCGGCACACGTAGCGAAACCAACATAGCGGCCGCCAGATCGGCAGCGGTGGAGGCGGCGGGGACGTACGAACAAGCCCTCACTGGAGCGCGTAGGATGTCGGCGTCGAGGCGTAGGAGCATCGATGAGGCTTATCGTACTTACGGCCTGACTACGCCTGAAGACGTGTCGAATTTCGAGGCTTACGCCATGTTGAGATACCAGCGAGAGACCGGGGTAATCGACGCTGAAGGCCAGGAACGTCTTGAAGAACTGGCGGTGGCGCTTCCCGATGACGCTCTCGAGCATTACCATCAGATCATGACGATGGCGGGTACGACCCGGCTCGAGCAGATCCAGAATATATCCGGGACGGCCCTGCTGAGGGCCGTGGGGCAGATAGCTGGGCGCTTTACCGAAGACGACCTGAAGGGGTTCGAGCACGCAGGGTTGTCCGGAAGATCCGCCGTAGAGCAGGCGTTGCTGGACTACGAGGCAGGCACCGGTGTCGGCAGCTACACGGGGAGCAACGAATTCCTCAGGGCGCTGAGTCGTGGCGAACTCACCAACGAACAACTGGACGAGCAATTCCGGTCGGGGATGGCTGCCGGAGCTCAGCCTGATTCTACCGGCCCGGGCGACAAGGTGACGGAGTTTTACGAGACTCACCCGATCGGCAGCCCGGAAGCACCCGTCCATCTAGCTCAGGAATCCATCTCCAGCCTCGCCACCGCGCTGGCTAACGTTATCGACGGGAACGTCCCGACTACAACGCCGGTCGATCCCGGAAGGCGGCAGGCCAAATGATTACTCCAGAAGTAGCGAGCGACATAGCCGCGCGTAGCGCCGTAAATCGCATCCCGCCAGGTTGCCGGAAGTCAGCCGGCACTTGCAATGCCGACTGGGCGGCTGCTGTGGAGGGGCTGTCGGGCGAGGCGCTGTTCAATGCGTACAACGCCGGCGATCAATGCACCTGGACTGAGTCGTACCACCCCGAAGGGGCCCTCTACGCAATGAGCATGAAGGAATTCGTGGAGAGCCTGGCTATCTGGAGCGGGGTGGACATGAGCAATCAGATCGTGGTAGAGGCTCTCAACGCTCTGCCTGACAGGGGGTACTTCACGCTGGGCGGCTCGGTGGCCGGCAGGGGCGGCGGGGCGCCGGCGGCGCTTGAAGTCGACGTGCTCGTCTCACCCTATCTGCTGCCCGACGTCAGCGCCGAAAGCTTCAAGATCGAGCCTGTCCTGCGTGCTGGATTCATGCCGGCGCTTCGCCCCGGCGATCTCGGAGGCATCGAGCTGCATCCCTCTCGATATGCCACCATGCGAGTGATGTCCATCGACGGAAAGGTGAAGTACGCCACTACCAACTTCATCCTCGACCACGTATCGAAGGACATCAGGGAAAACTTCTCCGTGAAACAGTCCTTCCACGGCACGCAGCTCGAGTTCAACAAGGAGCGCTACCGAATCTACACGTTCAACATGAGCTTGATCGACTCACGCAACTTCGATTGGGATCGTGCCTTCGAACTGTCATGGCAGCAGTACATGCGTGGGGCCGTCCTGGCTGCCAGGAAGTGGAGATGGTATCTCCTCGAGGGGGCCCGTCTCTACGGCGGCTACCCGCTGGCCTATTCTCATCGCAAGAGTGCTGCCGGCGAGCCCGTCACGGGGCTTGCCCTCCAGGTTTACATCACTGACGACATCCCGCTTCCAGAGATGAGGATGTATCCAGCCCCGGGCTTTTCGGCACGCAACGGCTACTACCGCTGGAAGGGCGACACGTTTGTCGAAGGCGCCGACGTCAACATGAATGCCATCAAGGATTACGAGCCTCAGGTCAAGCCATCGCACCCTGACGAGGTGGAGTACTCCGATGAGGGCGATGTCGGCTTCGGCGATCAGGGCGGCTATCTGTCGGGCGGCGGGGTGGGGACGACGTAAATGCAGACACGGACACAGGTAGCCACTTCCAAGCTCGTGCCGTATGCGTACATCGAGGGCGTGCTCTACCCCGTTCTGCAGGCTACGGCGTCATTCAGTGCCGGGGGCATTACTGCGTCTATCATCCATGCAGTCATCCCCTACGATCCCGATCTTTGGCCGCCTTACTGGGCGATAGACGAGGCTGACAAGCCTGTCTACAACTGGCGCAACGAAGAAGTCGAGCCGGTGTCGGGCCAGACTCACGACAACGGCCTGGAATACCGCTTCAACGTATCTCTGCATGGCGTCCAGGAAAACACGATGATCCACCTCTTCGTAGTGGACGTCACCACGGGGGAGGACTACTTCGTCGGCGAAGGCAAGGTGAAGGTCGTGCGGAAGAATCGGTCGATGGCCGGCTCTACCATCGAACTCGTAGCTGAAGGGGCGATGCGTGATCTTGTAGAGCTGCACACCTACCTCACCGATTACGCACGCTCGACAGGCACTACTACGGAGTGGAACGACATGCTGGGCACGGCCAGCGTGAGCTCGATCGTATCCTCGTTCAACAGCGACAGTCTGGCTACGGCTTTCACCAATCTGCTTGACCGCGCCGGGCTGAATACCGATTTCCACCATCATCTCCATTGGCGGATGAGAAGGCTGCGTCAGCGGCTGCACGCTCTGGACAACCCCAAGGCGATGGGCAGCTTCAACGCCTCCAGAATGAAGTCCGTGCTCGAGGATGCCATGGGGAAGGTGAAGGGCGACGCCCCTATCAGCACGGCTGTTCTGCAGGCCATGAATGCGTTTATGTATCAGTGCATCAACGTACCCTTCCCCAGCTTCATCAATGCCAGAATCGTCGCCGAAACCACGCCATCCGGGCCGCTGTCGAAGTCCGACATTGAGGTATGCAGGACCGAGATAGTCGAGAATGCCGCCGATATCGGCCTTAACGACGAAGACATGGCCAAGCTGCAGATGAACGAGGTGTGGTTCACCCCGAAGTTCTACCGCGCTCCACCCCCGCGCTGCAACGTGATCTTCCCACATCAGTACGACGGCTACACCAACACCTACGACTTCAAGGAAATGCCCACACGAGGCATCGTCCGCGTCACCGGCGAGGGCCGCCTTACAGACGTCACCGGATCGAACGCCCTGACTCTGCCGGAAGAGGTGAAGGAAGGCCTGGCGGGCAACAAGTACTACAGCTCGCCCGAAGAGCGCTTCCGTGGCATCCATATGTCGCCGTTCGGGGCGAATAAGCCGGAAGCCATCGAGGATATCGGGAAGGATTACGTCAGAGGCTTCCTGAATACGTCCTACGAAGACAGCAAGTACAACGGCGTAGCTCTGAGCGTCAATCTGACCGGCTTCAACCCCAAGGTAGTCCCCGGCCTGCCTATGCTGCTGCTGAGCGAAGACGGCGATCACGTCATCGGCGATCTCGGCGGGGTGAGGTTTACCTTCACGGCGGAAGGCGCTTCGACGACTTCGCTGATGATCAGCCGCGCCCACCCCTACAACGCCCCCACGTCGGAAGTGCCGATGATGCTCTGGTACGAGCAGACGATGTACCATCAGGAGAACATCGGCAGCTACATCTACCCCAAGATCCTGGGGCGGTATTTCGAGGGCGAGCTGGCCAGCCTGGGCGAAGGCGACGAGGAAGTGCAGGAAGACATGTCGATCCTCAAGCACATCTACTACGCCGAGGACCTGGACAAGGAAGCCGTGATAGCCGCCAAGCGAAGCCGCAAGGCCGTACAGATGGCCGTAGACGCGCTCTTCGAGATATGGAAGGCCGCTGCCGCCGGTACGGCTAACGTTACGCCGGAATGGCTCGGTAAGTATTACGGGAGGCGAGGGTGGATAGGGCGCAAGCATCTCTTCGAAGACTTCTACGGCGTGACGGAGCATTCATCCGACTGGTTCGTGATAGGCGGAGGCTACACCATGGCCACCAATTCCTGCACTACCGTATCCGAGGAAGGAGCCGAGGGAGGCGAGGTGGAAGTAGCCGAAGGCGAGCCGGCGTCTGAAAACGGCATCCCGGCTCTCGGCGAGCTGATCCCCCGCTCAGCCGAGCTGAGAGGGTGCTTCACGAAGGAGATTCAGGACATCATGGTCCCGCCGGCGCTGCGGGCGGCAGCGGGTATACTTGTGCCAGGAGCCCCCACGCGGGACGATCGCGCCTTGATCGAGAGAATGAGTGCGGCTGTCAACATCGAAGGATTTAGACAGGCTGAGGCTACACAGGAGGCTGAGGAGTAAGGAATGAGCAATATCGCCACCCCGAAACCGTCTCAGCCGATAGCGACGCCCACCGTCCCTCAGCCGCCCGCTCCCACCCCCGCCGAGCCGACTACGCGCAATGAGAAGCAGCTGGACCTGTGGCTGAAGTGGCAGCAATCCGGCGACAACGATTACATGGAGCAGTTGCTGGATTCGCTGCAGCCTATCATCAAGAGCAATCTCACGCAGTACTCCGCCTCGCCCATCCCCTACCCCGTGCTGCAGGCTCAGGCCAACATCTTCGTCCGCGACGCCATGAAGGATTACAACCCTACCAAGTCAGCCATCGGCACCTATGCCACCAATTCTCTGATGCAGATGAACAGATACGTCCAGAAGCATCAGAACGTGAAGTATCTGCCGGAATATCTCTCCTCCGAATACGGCCGCATCGACGATGCCGAACGCAGCCTCTACAGCAAGCTCAAGCGTGAGCCTACCGATGCCGAGCTGGCCAAGCACATGAAGATGCCCGAAGACCAGGTCGCCAGGATCAGGCTGGCTAAGTCGCCTGAGCGTCTGATGAGCATGGAATTCAGCCAGGATGACGTGTCGCCCTCCGAGAGGACGACCAGTGCGCATGAAGACGCTGCGGCTTATCTGCGAGCTTCCCTGAAGGGCAAGGAGCGCCAGGCGTGGGACATGATGAGCGCCGGCGAAGCCAACTCAGCCACCATAGCGAGCAAGCTCAACGTCCCCGTAGCACAGATCTACGCCTATCGCCGGCGGTGGTCGAACATGCTGCGGAGAAGCGGAATGCTCTAGCATGGCAGAGGTACGATGCGATCTTCCGCGTAATCAGAATGACATCCCGGGCAGCCAGGAGATACTGGACATGGTGGCCAGCGCTGCCGGCGACGTCTGTTTCTACGGATGCTTCGCCGCCGTACTGTATCAAGCCACCCTGCAGAAAAGCGTACGCCTGCAGGAAACCCGCGATCGGGTTCTGGACGCCACCCGCCGGACTATTCAGCAATTGCTGAAAGCCCCCGGCTATTACGGCGAGATCGGGGTTGAATTCCTGAATCAGCTGAACCGGCTGGTAGACGACATCTCCATCGGCGCGACAAGCGGCAAGCAGTGGAATCAGCTCAGCTTCCCCTCCGCCGCGTGGGCGTTTTTCAAGAGCTACATCGCCAGATACGCCCGCGAGATCGTGCTGGCGGCCGTGCAGAAGATGGACGACGAGATGATCGATCTCTTCGAGAAGCGTGCCAATCGATGCGCCCTGCTCGATCAGGAGATACAGCAGCTCATGGCGGAGCTGGAGGGCCTGTCGGGCTACGAATGGTGGGACGATCTCGTCAGAGCCATCCGTGAGGCGAAGCAGCGCCTGGGCCAGTCGTACAACGAGCTGAATCGCGTACAGATAGGCGTGGCGACGGGAAGCTTCGATCGCCGTCAGGGCGAAGCCGCTCAGGCTCACATGCTGGTGGCCTACTCGAGGCTTTCCGACGTAGACGATCTCGGCCGCCTGATAGGCTCTCTCGGCCAGGCAGCACTGAATGCCGTCGGAGGCGATCCCTTCGAATACGACTACTCCGGGCCCGAGCCGAAGAACGCGCTGCGAGACGCCCTGAAGCGCCTGAGGCTTGCAGGCGATCATATCAAGGCCATCCAGGAGCATTGGGGCTGCCTGTTGAGGATGTCCAACCGAATCGACCGCCTGAAGGCCGATATCGAAGCCGCCGCCAGGGTCGTCGATGCCTTGAATCGCGACGGCATCCAGATGGGCGTGTCGGTAGACGTACTCTTCGGCGACGCTACGGTGCAGAGTGTCATGGAGGGTATACTTAGGGTGACGGAAGAGATGGAGGCCGCCATAGCGCGGATGGACCGCGTAGGCGCCCCCGCTCTGGTGGCTTCGTGGAGGGGGCAGATCGCCGTGTGGATGCAGGGCCTGAATACGCTCAACGTGCTGCCCACTCTACCCGGCGCCAGCGGCCTTGGTCTCGGCGGGATGACGGAAGACAACGAAGGCGTCAACGAGCTGAAGTACATGCTGTATCCACACGATCCACGCGACGGCTATCAATCGCTTTCCGAGATGGACATCACTCTCGGAAGTCTGGTCGATCTCATGGAGAGATTCATACGCTCGACGGGCGATTTCGGAAGGTTGCTAGGCGACAGGGAAGCATGGCGCCAGAGAGTCGATCAGGTACGCTCAGGCTTGCGCGACGTGGTAGGACGCGATCGCAACGCCAAGAGGATGTGCCAGCATTACAACGGCAACGAGTCCGACGTATTCGACTGGATCTACGGAGCGATAGACGGCATGGGCTGGAGGGCGGCGCTGGAATTGCTCTCCCGGGGGCTTGTGATCGATTTGCTGAGCCTTTCCATCAGCGAGGCAGTCCAGGATCTTCCGACCCTGATGAGCTGCCTGAGCGGCCTGCAGGTGGCGTACAACGGCAATGCCGGGGTTAAGGCCCGCCTGGAGAAGGTGAGCCAGGAGCAGCAGGCGCAATCGCTGTTGGCGCTACGCAGCTCGGCTACGCTGCCGGCGTATCAGTTCGGGGTGTTGAGCATGATCAAGGACAAGCTCACCGCGATTGAGCAAGAGCTGGCTCAGATCGGAGAGATCTCGGAGGTGGCTTGCGGTGCATAGGCAGCGGCTGTATTTCATCGACGGGATTGCAAAGCTCGCCGCTACGGCAGATCAGCTACTAGCCAGCGTGAGGCCATTCCACAGGGTACGAATCCGGCCTGATTACATTACAGATCCATTCGCGGCCAAGTCGGGATTGGAGGCCATGAAGACATTATTGGCTATAGCTCCCGCTCTTTCAATGCCCAACCCTAATTCATCACCCCAAGCCGCGTTCGTTATGTATAAGCACTCGCCCGAACTCGCTAAATTATTCCCAAGCGGCGGGATTGCAATGCCCAAGGGCGGCATTGCTCCTTGGATCAAACGTGTCCACCCTCGCGTCCACAGGGAAATAATGGCGATGCCTAAGACTGACAGGGGCTCTATTTGGAAAGCACTTAACGCGATACTCCAGAGACATGAAGCCGACGAAGCATTAGTCGGTAAACTTTATGGTATGGCCGGCCCAAATTTCCACGGCCACGCACACCCCGAAGTATTGTTGAGAGAAGGCCGCCACTTGGGCAATTTAACCGGATTGTCCAAGCCGGCTAAGGGGGAAATTATTCGATGTATGGGAGAGAATGTTTAGGTCCGGCATGGATAGCTTTACTTTGAAACGGCTGACTGGTAGAGATATGTTCCAGAAGCCGAGGGGCATTACTAATGCCGTGAGGGACCAGCTTAATAGAACCTACGGATACTGGAATCGGTATCAATATGTCATGAAGAAGCCTAACCCCCGTGCTTTCATCCTCCGCGACATTCTTACGCTTAGGAGCAGGGGCAAGTCTAATGATCTTATCAGAAGGATTATCAACAGGAGAGCTGGGTTAGGATAGGCGATGAACGACATTCCGGCAGT